TGTTACCAGACGCCATCGGGTCTCTCCTGTGAGAAATTTGAAAGCGTCAGGATATCAGGCTTGACAGGCGGTGTCTATAGGTCGATTCTCGCTATCGTCTCTTCTAAATCCTGAGCATTCTCCTCATTTAACGCCCGGATCTCGTCCATCATCTTCCGATATTCGTCCATCTTCCGATATTCGTCGGGAACGGAGTTCAAACCCCGGGCGAGTATCACAGCAAGAATGCTCACAACGACCACGTACCTCATAATGCTACTGCTCCAATCCCGCCCCACCCGCAGCCGACAACCTTCTCATCGGTTCTCCAGCCTTTACGTGAGGCCGCAGCAAGAATCTCAGCCCAAACTCGATCCACAAAACACCCGCAACGGGCGTGATACACTGCGTCTGTATGGTCGTGGAAAAACACCACACGGGGGTTTAGCGTCTGTGCAAATTCCCAATCGAGGCGGGCACCCAGTTCCGAGTGATCCCCGTCGATGAAAACGGCGTCGAACGGGCCTCCTGCCCTGATGACCTCCTGGGTATCGACGTCGTGACTGTTTCCAATGATCAGGTTCTGCTCCCGGTTATCTTTCAGAGGATCAATGTCCACCGAAAGAATATGGATCTTGGCGACGTCCCGACGCAGGTGATACTCCAGCCCACCATGCCTTGAGCCAATGACGAGAAGTCGCTCAACCTTGTGGGCTTTCAGCTTCTGAACAAGCCATTGGTACTCACGATGGTGCTGCTCCATCTCCACGCCTTCGTACCAAGCGGACTGCCAAAGCAAATGTTTCGGTATCACGTTCTGCATGAGACCCAAGTCGTACTGTCGTAGCCAGGGCGAATTGTCTTCGAAGATGCAAGCGGCGTGTGTTGCTTTTACATGGTCGCCGGGCCATGCTTCTGTCCCACCATACCGCAACTGCTGCGGCTTGCCTTTACCGTCGCAAAGAAGGTCCTGCGTGCGGAAGTTGTAGAACGTGCCCGAATAGTGCCACGAGTGTTTTGGGTGGAGTGGCTTAAAGCCGAATGTCCGAAAGCTGCCAACAACCGAGTACCCCTCCTCCATCAGGCGAAAGGTGTCAAACAGGTTGAAGGATACAGTCTCGTACATCATCTCAGTCCACAGCCGGACGGCTGGACTTGTTCGCGTATGAGTCCTTGCCCCCTTCCCATGACCATAGATCGTAATGGAGTCGCCTGTATCAGCCAGCATGTCGAACGCAGGTATCGTTGTGAGTAATTCGCCGAACGGCTTCCCCCGATCAGTAATGTTGCCAGTGCCAGCGATATTTTCCGAAATGATCCAGTGATCAACCCGGCCAGAACATGAACCGATACGGTCTTTCACTTCGTCTAAGGTGGCGGTCGAGTCGTCTGTCGCGACACCAATAATCACCTTACCCGTACAGAGCGGGATCAAGTCCCTCAATCGGTCTGCGTGCCACTCCCAGGCACCCCGTACAGGCCACAAGTGAAAAACCAGATTGAATAGTGGTGGTGAGACGAACGGGCGGGACCCCGGTTTCGCCTGCTGGCTTCGGCGGAACAACTGCATCTGTTCTGTTGTCGGTAAATTACGTGGGGTGATGAGTGGTCTAGAAGGTTTACCCACAGCCGCCGCAACGGGACGGACTGCGGGCTTTTCTTTTTTTCCGGGAGTCTCCTCTGCCCCGACGACAGCTTCATCAAACCAAGAGCCCACCTTCTTATGCAGAAGACCCAGCCCGAGAATAGAATCAACTCCGATCGCAAAACGCTGCCAGACCTTCTGAGCATTCTCCGTGGACCTGGCGACGATATCTGTCACTACGGCGTCTCTGACTTTGCCTGCACTTTCTTTTGTCATCGTGTTCAAGCTCGTAATCTTCTCCTGACACACCGGACACGGAATATCGACCCCCGTCTCTCGCTTGATAATCTCATGCAGCAACGTGCCGATGTTGCTCCGGATAGTGACAGGCTCACCACAGAACCCTTCAGGATTCAATTGTGGCGACACTGGAGCCGTTGCCCCGAGTCTGCCCTGTTCCCATGCGTTCCAGTATGCAAGCCCGCAGTCTCTACTGCTGGCGGTGCCCTGGCATCTCTTGTGCCGCTCGGCCCCCTTCGTCATCTGGTGCCGTTTACACCAGCCGGATACGGGACACTCACAAAAAGGATTCGTCATTCAAACACCACAATGTTGATATTCGTTGTTGTCACCGGGGGTCCGGAGGGACCACAGCATCCGAGGCCGCCACCAAACTGACCTGAGAATTCGACGTTGAACGGGTCACAGTCTGTAGAAGTTGCCGATCCTGAAAAACTACACGCACCCGCTCCGAGGCACGAAATGACCCATCCTGTACCACTGCAGGCAAACGTCACGTCAAATGGTTGACCGCAATGCACGCCCTGCCCAGACCAGGTGCCCCCGCCAACATCAATCAGAGCCACAACAAACGGATCGGTGCAGGTTGGGCAATCGATACTAACCTCGGCGAACAACGTACGTGCGATCGGCCGCGAACAACATCCCGTGAACACTGTGCCGCATTTCCCCCCGCACCACGCGCAATCAATCGAGACAGTCCAGTTGACACCGTTCGTGTCTGTGAACTGCCAAGCATGAAAGACTGTAGGACATGTCGACGGAGGTGTGAGTCGCAATGGGGGTATTGGGGCCGTCGGTGCTATCCCGGCTGGCGGCGACAATGCGAGTTCGCAACATTCTGTGTAGGTAAGTCGGAGCAGATCCGTAGTTAGTTCTGTACCGTAGAACAGGGTGATGCGGAGGATTACTCGGCCAAGATCGCCCCCGGCCCCTGTGTGCTCTGCCCCAAGACGTGATTTAACAAGACGGTTCACATCTGTGGTGATCGGCCTTCCTCCTGCCTGGCCAACTTCCTCCCACTGAGAGGAAGTCCAGTTGTAAAACTCAAACAGAGCGACACTGTCCTCCTCGTAAGATCGGCCAATCCAACGAAACGACAAAGGTGTTTCCGTTCCGATGTTCCACTCATACGTAACCACAACAGACCCAGAGGCTGCCTCAATCACATGCTCGAATCCGTCTGCGAAACGGAACGTATCTTGTAGATTGCAGCCCAGTGCCGTCTGAGTCCCAACACTAATCGTCTTGATCGATGGTGGGCTGTCGGATTTACCACCAAGAGAAACCACCCATCCATTAGACTCCCATACCGCCTGACGTGTGTCTTCTGTTAGTGACGAGTCGCAGTTGAACTGCTCGGTGGTTTCTATCGCTGAGCAGACAACTTCATTGGATGCAACGACCGTGGTCAGGCCGTCGACCGCTTCACTAAAGATCGACATACAGAGGCATTTGCACATGCAGCGGCACCCTGCACAGTCGATGTTGGACTGGATATCCAGCATCTCAGGGGGGGCAAGTGTCAGTGTGCGGTCACTTAGTTCCCACGTCCCACCAAAGTTCACACACGCTTCCGTCTTCATCCCGAGTTCGCAGTCATACGAACCCGCTGACTGATTGTGGTTAATCTCTCGGCTACCGCTATCCCCGAGTTCCGGGATATCCCACTCAATAAAGCACACGTCGTAATGCACAACAAGTCGCACCCGGATATTGACGGGGTCCCCGTCTCGGTAAAGCGTTCCAATGAATTGAACAGCCCCGCCCGGGTAAGGATTATCGCCGTCCAGTTCGCTGCCGCAAAACCGTTCAAGCAACGTGTTGCTGTCGTCGTATCCTTCTGATGCTGAGAGTGTGGCACAGAGGTACTTTGGAATACACCGGCAGCACGCTTGCTGCACAGCGATAATGTCTGCTGTTGACGCACTGCGGCCGTCTGACGGCGGAGACCAGCAACCTCCACAGCAGCAACCAGCGCCCCCGGTACCTTTTGATCTCGCCGCCATCACGAGTCCGCCTGATCACAGATAGCACTTGGGCAACAAACCGATATCACGTTCCAGTACCACTCTGGGGGGTACGAGTCACCCCAGAAATGTGTATCCCTCGCCTCATCGTCAACTTTCATCAGAGTCGCTTTGCCAAGTCTTCCGGTGAGGTCAACATTTGGCTCGTTCAAATAACAGCCGTCCGTGTCATAAACCCGAACAATAGTATCCTCAAGCTCTGACGCATACACTGTGCCGATAAAAGTTCGCTGCCGAATCTCTACCAACGCTGAGCGAACTGTTGGGTCAGACGAGACGATTGCGAACGCTATGGTCTTTGCACCACCACCGCCCCCGACCTGAACTACGACGCCTACCCCATCCCCGTTCGGCTGGAGAAGTACCCTGAAGCCCGTACCGGACGTGTCCATGTACCACTGGTCGGAAACAGGCCCCACCTCGTCGCCAACATGTAGCGACCCCTCTAGTAAAACGGCCTGTGGTAGGCTCCACACCCGGGACTCGCCTTTCGCCTCCGCAGCCACACTGACCATACCGTTCACGAAGAACAGGCCCTCGGTGCCGTCCGGTTTACTGGCTTGACTACCTGATGAGTAGTCTGTCCTGAGCTGAACAACCCCGTAGGCCGGTATTGTTTCGCCGGACTCGTTTGTCCACGGAATGACCGCCGACATATCAATAGCGGATCTGTTCCTCGGTGATGTTGCCCTGTCAATCATCGGCATTCTCTTTGCGAGCGGTTACCATCGCTTGCCGGAACGTGTTCGCCCCCGCAAGCATAGCCCTGTAATGTGCTGCCCTCTGTGCCCGACTCGGAACGCCTCGGTCAAACTCGAAGTTCCGGCTGGCTGTTGTTCTACTCACCGCATGACCATGCTCTCCACAAGTCATGATGTGTTGCACTTGCAGGATAGCACCGTCGCATCTCAAATTCAACTTCGGTTTGTTGTAGACGACATGCTGACTTGCGGAAGTGACAAACAGTCCGGCTACCGCAGCGGCGGTTGCGTCCCCGATCGCGTCCAGGGCAACTTGGTTTGTAGTCGACCCTGTGACCACGTGCGAGGTGTCGTACTCGACGATTGTCTCGGCCCGAAGCTCGTGTTTTACCGTGTGATACCCAGTACCTGACGGCACGATCTCCACATCATATTCGTAATGTTGCCACTGATAGTTGGTTGAGCTTCTGACTTGGATTGTGCATTCAAGGTACAGCTCAGCAGGCTTGTACTCGTCACCGTCGACGTAGAAGATTGGATCGTCAAAAATGAGAATCCCGTTCTCACCATCGAGATGGTATCTCCGGCCTACGACGCGGTCCCCTACTAACGACGTGGTCGGTAGTGCTGGTTGAGCCCGCTCGTCTGGCAATGTTGTGTACTTGCCGTAGACTTTGAACGGGGAGTAGGATTCCTCTCCGCGGATATCCTCGGTGGTGAGCAGCCGATTCTGAATCGGCAGGATCACGTCCAGCCCGGTAACGCTTCCGCCTCCGACTGGTATGTCCCATGTGCCGTCGGCGAAACCCATGACCCGGTAAGCCCTGCGGACGTACGCACGAGCTTCAACCTTCTGGTCTTCTGTCAGAGCGTCTACCGCCCCTGCCAGACTGTACGACGCGGTCTTGCCCCAGCCCGCGGCGGGCTTGAAAGACAAACTGTTGATCGGGTACCAGGCCCCGTCAATGTCGAGCCCCACGGCTTCTAGCTTCAGGCGTACCTGAGCCACTGAAGGCTTGAAACAGTTACGCACATATCGCGGCGCGAACTTGGCGTCGATTGTGTCTGACCCAACGAATCGATCCGTCGTAGAAAGGGTAGCACCGGTGCCGAGCTTCACCACGGTGACAGTCTCAGAGCCAAACCCGAGTGCTACCGAGTATCCATACTCGCTGAAGAGTGCTTCTGCTGCGTCAACAACGCTCTCACACTCCCACGAGACTGACGGGTAGATGTCTGTGGGTAATGCTGACACATCGGCACTGCCCTCGCCAAGAGCAGTCATGAGGATTGTTCCGAGTTGGCGGAGAGTTTTCTTTTTTCCCGTCACGTAGTCATTCACTCGGACAACGTTGTACTCACCGCTGATCGGTGCAACATACTTCCAAAGCTCTCGACGGTCGAGCACCTTGAGCGTGATGTACCGGCCGTCTTCGGTGAGCCGGAGAGACGCGAGATCCACGATGCAGTTGGGCAACGTGGTCGTGGTTGCTCCCCACGTGAACGACAACGTCCCGTACGACGGAATGTTCGCTACCTGCGGGTTGGCTCGCAGGAACGCTACGTCTGGGTTAAACCCTGTCGTCTGCGTGTAGACGCACTCAACCGGGCTGTTGATACTTGTGAACGACCACGTCATAGCAGGGTATCCACAGTAGGTACGTCGAACGCGGTGAACCCGGCGTCTGTTGTGGCTTCCATCATGTACCGCCAGGACGTCACAAACATCTCGGGATCGCTACCGACCCGGATGTCTTTTGGAGACTCGTAGGTGATGATACGTTCTTCTTCGTGCTCGATGCCGGAGAACAGCGGGTCATCTGGGGCGACGTATTCTTTGCGTCCAACCGCAGATCCTTCCTGGATGTACCAAAACGACGTAGCGGTCTGCAATGTCTGAGCTTCAGGGGAGCCTACCTCCCTCGGGCTGTATCGCCACTTAGAACCACCGGTCCCTTTGATCGTGATCTTTTGGTCCCAAGCGTACAAGCCCTCTCCGACACGGATCTCCGCCCGCAGGACGACGTAGTACATGCGGGAGTTCAGATACTCGGTTCTGCCTCCCCACGGTGGATTCATGAACGTCGGCGGCTTGACGACTTTCACACCGCCAAAGGTCTCGGCGTTAGTGACGATGTGCCGCGTCGCGGTCGTACCGTCATCCAAGTACAAGCCGAAGTCCTGGTAGTCAACGTTGTACGCATCAGTCAGACCTTGCAGAGCTGTAGTCAGAGCAGCTTGTGTCAGCTCCGGGGTAGCCTCATCCCCGACCTTCTTGACCCCGATGATCGTGAACTCAATCTGTTCACCCATTCGACGCATGAACTTGTCCATGATCGCGTCAACTGATACGCGGACAAGCACTTCGTTCTGGTCGTGTGAGTAAGATCCGTACTTGAAAATCATAGAGCCCACCTATCGACGTCTGACCGGTTACCTTCGGCTTGCATGTACGATCGTGCTACAAGTTGCTCCGTTGACTCAAGGTTTTCCGCGTCTGTCTTAAACGCAGGTATGTCCCGGTCGCTCCCTTGCCACGGCGGTAGCTCTTGCGAGTCCACCATACGAAAGGCTTCAGCCGGGTCCATCGGAAACGCTGGGGGTACGATTACTGTAACATTCGTTTTTGGGGTTGGCGAGGCTTTTGCTTCAACCGTCTGCCCCGTTCTAAGGTTAGCCGGGATCCCCGCGATCTGCTCAAGGATAGTCGGGGTCGCGGCCCTTCCTGCAAGCGTCGGTGCTGACGTAACACGAACTTCACCGGCTGAAAAGGGTTTGACCTCAGCCAGTCGGGCAGGCAATCCGGGGGCACGTGGAGGTATCGCAGGCTCACTCTGCGGAACTGCTTGCGGCTGTACGACAGCGGGGCTCGCCGGAATTGTGGACTCAGTTGTCCTGAATACTGGCCCGGCCTGTTGCCCAGAGATCTGCTCCTGTACCTGCGGATCTGCAGTTCGGCCGCTGCTAACCTGCGGCACTCGGGGCTCACGGGGAGAGATGCTCTGCGGTTCAACGACTTTAACACTGACCGGCATACCGACGTTGGGCACGCCCGTCTTCGGATCGGCTGAGGCTCCGACCTGCAATGAGGCCGTAGACGGGCTCGCTAGTGAGTGGGAATACGGCTGGCCGGGGATTGGCACAGCCGTGCGTCCGGGGGCTGTCTCTGGCTTTGTAGGACTTGCGTTAGGCCCAACTGTCGGCTGAGGCTCAGATGGACGAGCACCCGGTACCGCAGGACCCGCCGGGACAACCCCCTCCTGAGCTACACGTTCGATTGTGAACCGGTCGATCAGTTCCTTCGGCCGGGACATTGGCGGCTCCTCCATGGGAGCTTCTGCCAATATACGGATCAAATCTGCGATCGCGTCCATAGTCTACAATCCATCTTATCAGTGCTGCATTCCGCCGAAAGATGGGGTCAGTCATCATCTTCGGGCTGTCACGAAACAGCCAGTAGTGCCGCCATGTTTTTGCCCAGCGTCCGTTGCTCAGGCCGATAGGATCAGACCAATGTACCTTGGCACACTGGCCTGTCTCACAAAGGGCCTTCGCGTTTTTCGGAAGATACTTCGGCAGCCCGTCGGCCGCAATATACAGTTCGCCTGTCAGGTTGTCAGTGAAGTACGTTCTGCAAGTCTGGCAGTCGAGCGTGCTAAGTCCGGGGTTGACGTAGTGCAGGTACACTGAGTCGTGCAGTCCTTGAAAGTCTTCTGACTCCTGGGCTGACGTATATCCACACACGGCTTGAATCACTGCGATCTTGTGGTCTTCAAGTACGACGGAATTGACGTGCGTCACGTACGACGTACGAATGAAGTGCCACGCTGCCTCTGGATCTTCGGAGGCAATACGCTTCCACTCTCTCCTGGATTCCCACAGCATGGGCCTGCAGAAGATTCCTTCTACAGGCTCCACTGTGAAACCATCGTCCAGTGACTCTGGGATCATCCGTTGGTTACCACGATGTTAAAGGCCTCGACTGGTGACCCGCCACCGATACGGTGGGCTTCCCATGTCATCGGAAGTCGGATCTCTTCAAGAGCCCCTTCAATCGATGGGGACTCTGGAATAAGAACCGCGTTAGGAAGGTTGATCTGCACCGTATCTTCGCCGTTTGTGATACTTAGCGAGTGGTCAACGCCCGCCTGAACGGTGTCCCGGTTGTTCCAGTATAGCCCAGTGTTTGCGCTGACGTACGGGACCGACGTGGCAAGCAGGGTCTGCCGAGGGCCGGTGCCAACATCGGTGACAGTCGCACTGGAGTTCCAGCTCGGAATGAGTTTGTTGTCAATGACAAAAGCGAACCGGTCGAAGTTGACAGCGGTTCCGTCGATCTCGTACGTGGCTCCGGGGAACCCGAAGATACCGTCAATTGTGCCGTTAGTCCACGTTTCGGACGTACCGTCGGTTTCGTCCTCCCCGATCCACTGGCACTCGATTGAGCAAGGTAGTGTGCCGACTTGGCCTCGGATGATCATCCGGTTCATCCGGCACGTGGTGTACTTGTGGATCTTGCCGACCTTGTCAACGACAATCGGAATCGAGCTGATGGTCTGGTTGGCCGTGTAGGTCGTACTCGCGAGAGTCGTGCCTGCCAATGGCAGAAGCTCAGCCAGGATCGGCACGGTGAAATCGTGGAAGGTCGTGAACATGATCTTCCGACGACCAGTCAGCGTGCGGTCGAGCAGTGGGTCCCTGTTACCGCAGATCGCATCTGGGTTCTGGATACGCTCAGTCGTGGTCTGGTCAAGAAACTTTGCAAAGCAAAACTTCTTGGCGTTGATCATCATTCGGGCATTGATTGCTGTGCTTATTGCCATGGCTACCTGTGGTGCCTCACCATTACGAGAAACGAAAAGATCGCAACTTGGTTTTGCTGTCTAACGAGACTCTGGGCTTCCGCAGGCAGACGATCAAGCGGGTGAACGACGTATGGGTCATACACCTCGACATCAGCGTCTTGCTGGAAAGGATTCGGGACGGCAGTAAACTTTAATCTGATAGCGGCCATCCAGTCCATATAGGTCCGGATCGGCTTGTCGTGGTTGAACGGATTGTGGTCGAGGATCTGTATGGCGATACGCACGGCTTCATCGTCCGCACAGTTCAGCCCAGCCCCCACAGTAGACTTGGCCCCGAGGGCTGTCACTGCGATGGCGGGCAGACTGATGTTTCGCAGGCCGGTTTCGTCACGCTTGTCGCCAGCCCCTTCGACGACCTTCCAGACGAGCACAGCTTGCGGTGGTACACTCCTGACAAGCTCGCCTCCACTAGCCGTGAAGACTCCTTTCCCAGCCATCTCTTTGATGACCCGGACAGTCCTGTCAAGAATGTTCCACTCTGGAGCACTCATACTTTAACCTTGACCCTTGCTCCGGATTCCTTGCGGTCTGGAAACCGGACACTGTGTTCCATACCGTTCTTGTCCTCACGAACAACGACGGCGTAATGCTTGTCCTCATTGATCCATTTACAGCTCAGGACCGTTGCTGTAACCGTGGACGTCATGTCTGAAATTCCTTGAAGGTGTTAATGCGGACCCAGTCATTAAGTCCCATGCGTCTGAGGGAATCACCAATCACCGCGTAGGAAATACCTTTCTCCTCACTGGTGAGATCTTTTGTCCCGACAAAGTAGGCGGCATCATACCGGCCCATCACTTCGCTGAGCAGATCCGGAGTGGGGACACACTCCAGCTCAGCTCTCGTTCGTAACTCGGCCAACATCTCGAAGTCTGAGTCCGTACCAGTGCCGTTCCGAACCTTTATTTCTAACATGCCTACCGTCAGATGCTTTCGCATCGTTGAAGGCAGAAGCAAGCCGACTAGCCGACACCATCCGTTCTGAATGGTTCCCAACAAGGCGTACCCCATACTCATCCTCACAGAGTCGCATGAGCAGCGTCTCCATCGCACCGTCACAGACGTCGATATGGCTTGACGCTACGTACGCAACATTTGTTGCCGTCAGCGTGGTATTGCTGATCCGGCATGTGGTTGCTGTCAGTACCTCAAGGACCCTAACCTCAGTGCAGTCCCGGTTGAACAACACGTCAACCCCGGGGACGTCACCAAAGTCCCCGGTTGGCTGAGTATAATCGTCAGTACCCACTCTCAGCAAGGCACCGTTCCACAGGGACGATACCACGCTTTCAGAAAACGTCGCCACGCCGCCTGAGACCGTAACTGTTCCACGAGCTTCTCTAACAAGGACATTACTTGGTCTCCGCATGACGTACATGTACTGCAGGCTCGTCCGCTGAGTCTGCTCTGTCGGAATCCACATGCACCACCGCTGCGGGTTTGCTGCGTCCGCAACGAGGGCGTACGTGGTGGGAAGGGCCGGACTCCAGGCAAAACCTTCCTGAATCTGAAACGCTTCAAGAAGGTTCAGCCGCTGGAGCTGCATGTTCTGAGTGCCTTCAAGCACCTGTACCACGTCCGAGACATCGCTCGGCAAAGGGTACATGACTTGCTGGATCAGGTACTCAACGTCGGCAAGGTCGTCATCTGGGTGCTTGCCGGAGTACAATTCGATAACTGTGTCGCTGATACGCCGATATATCGGGTACCAGTTTTGGTCGAGCCGGATGTGCTGGGCCACCGCGTCAGTTGGCCATGTCGCATCTGTCAAAGTGACCTGACGTGTATCGTAATCAAAGTCAACAGTACCGGTGCGTTGGCCAGCGAACGTGATGAGCGTACCCAGCCTATGAAAGTACCCCCACTCGTGCATGGACATCAAGCGAGACCAGCCAGCCAACACGGCGGTACGTACCTTCGCTTCCAGAAAACGGTCCAGCGGACTGTTAATCTGCACGGCGATATGACTCATCATGTCGGCTACGCTGATCATCTTTTACTTCCCCGTGGGGCGTTTGTCCAAACCAACCGACGCCAATAGCTCAGCTAGATCGTCTACATGGATGCAATCGCAAAGACATGCCATTGTCACAACGTTCTGAATCGGAGCGATATTCCCGTTACAGTGATCGTTCCCCGGCTTTGCCCCGTGCAGAACACCAATGGCCTGTACGTTTGCTGAAGACCCGTACCCGCCTATCTGAATTACTGTGTCACCGTTTTTGGCCTCACGGCCGTTTCTATAGTGCATGGCACTCTCCTAAAAAGTTACTCTTTCGCCGCCCAAGGCGTACCGGCAAAGGTCTTGTCGTATGCGTCACTGATCGATGTCGGAGTATTCATCA